TTCGGCCCATTCCTGGTCAGCATCGTACAAAACACCATTGCCCCAGGTCACGGTCAGCTCATCCGGGTCCCAGCCTGTGGCATCACACAGGTGGTAGGCTTGCCCAATCTGGTCACCAAGCCGCAATGCTGCTTGCAGCGCATCATAATAAAGGTGCTGGAACTCGATAATCGATAGGCTGTAATCACCGGCGCTGGAGTTGATCTCGGTGGCTGTTTTGCTTACCGCCTCGGCATCCGATAGGATACCGCGCTTGATGCCCAGCAGATTTTCAATGGCTTTCAAGTAGGTTTGCCGCCGTGATTCATAGCTTTCATTGCGCAGCACAGGGGCAAACGGCGTGATGCCAAGACTTTGTTCATTGCCGTCAAGGCCGACAAACACGTCATCTGTCAGCGCCTTTTGGCCGCCGCTGGTGTGCAGCAGATCGGCACTTGCCACAACGCGCATCCGGCCAAGCTCAAATTCCCGGCTCAACTGCAATTCGTTCTGGTTGATGCGGTGGATCAGCCCCATGGCAGGCTCGTAGACAGAAACGCCGTCCGCACTTCCGTCTACACAGTTGGTAATAGGCATCCGCAGAAATACCATGCCGATGCCATCGATCGGCGCGGAAAAGGTGAACACCTCCGGCAGCTCTGCATACTGGGGCAGGCTGTCCAGCGGAACGAACCGCCCCAAGGTGCTTTTGTTGTCCGAGCAGTACAGCCGGTAGCTGACGGTCAGATGTAGCCCATCCGTTGTGCGCCGCTCCACCAGCGTAAAAAAGCGATGGTCTGCCGATACGGATTTCTCGCACAGCGCCACATCAGTCGGCACACCATCCGCGCCGCGTCCCAAAACAATGACCGAATCACGGCCCACGACTTGCCAGCGTACTGCACCGCCTGCCATGGGCACCGGCTTGGCCCATGCCTCGCCGCCAACCATGGCCTGTGTCATCAGAGGGCCTTTTATCGCATCAAAAGCGCTGCGCACCTCGTCAAGGTATTGCAATTTCCCGCTGTTTGTGTGCTGTAAGCTGCTGTCATACTCGCCAAAGGTGGCCTTGCACAGCTTATTCACAATGGCATAGGGCAGCCGTTGGCACGGGTCTTCCATCTTGGTCGGCTCACGGCCATACCAGGCGGCATACCATTCCTCAATGGCTTGTTTCATGGCGCTGCTGGTCACATCGCTCATGCCCAGGGCTTCTTCAATATTTGCAATTGCGTTGCTTGTCAGGGCGCGGATCAGTGCGACCATGCCGTTTTCCTCCTACTTGGATAGCATTCCTGAAGCATCTTGGCCACAGGCAGTAATCAGCGGCCGCCCGCCAGGGGCAGCCGCTGCATGGGTCAGGTCTTTTCTTTTGCTTCTTTTTCACGGCCTTCAACCACTACGGTCGGCCTCGTACAGCGCAGCGCATATTCCAGCCCGGAAATATAACTCTGCTGCCGGTCGATTGTCCGTTGCAGTTCCTCCATCTTTTTTGTGGTCTTTTCCAGTTCGACCACCAGCGTTTCATAGGCATATCGCGGCAAAAAGCGGTCAATAAGCCATTTCTTAAATTGTTTCATCAAGCCCCCCGGCGCATCCAGATGCGGTTCAGCGCATAGCGCACAGCATCAATGTGGTGGTTATCGGCATCCACATAGCCGGGCAGCACCTCGCCATCCCGGCCGGTTTCATATTCGTATTCGCTGAACTCCTTAGCAGTATCCGGGCATCTGCGCGGGTCAATAACAATGGCGTTTAAGCCTTGCAGCCATTTCATGCTGGCATTTACACTGCCGGGGCCTTTTACAGCTTCCCGGCAGCGCACACCAAACGCCCGATAGTCTGCACAGGATTTCATTTCGGCGGAATCGGCGGTCACGCTCTCCCACGATTCGATACGTTGCATAACCATCTTGGCGGTTTCCTCATTGCTGGTACGCAGGCGGGTCAGTTCATCAAAGATATACAGGGTCTTGCGGGCCGCATCGTAGTGACAGCGGTTGAACGCCCACGGGTCAGGGTACCAGCCCCAGTCAACGCCGTTTTCAATGGTATCAAAGTTCTTGATGGCTTTGTTGGAGATTGGCTCCAGCTGCAGATTTTCAAACACCTGTGTACCGCTGCCTACCGCTTCGCCCAGATATTCATGCCGGTACTTGGTGGGCTTGGTTTCCTTGATGTACTCTGCCTGGGCCAAAAATTTGGGGCCGAGCCAGGCGGCCGGTGCCTCCAAATAGGTAGAATGGTGGATATGTTTGCCCTTGCGTTCCTCGCGGGCATAGCGGTTTGCCCAGTTGCGAGAGGCCGCAGGCGGGTTGAAGCTGATAAAGGTCAGGCCAAATTCGCCGCCGCGCAGGGCGGATTGCTGCACATTGCGCACAGCTTCCTCACCGCCCTTGATCTGATCGGCTTCCTCAAACCACAAGATGCCAATGTATCCAAACGACAGCTTGATGGATTTGATTTTCTGCGGGTCATCCAATCCACGGAACAAAATGCGCTGCCCCGTAGGCAGATAGGTGCATTGCAGCGGGCTTTGTGTGCAGCGGAACTTGGTGGTAAGCCCCAGTTTGTCGATGGCCCAAAGGATCTGTGCATACACACTGTCCCGCATCGTGTCGCCAACCTGGCGTGTCACCAGCGCATGGCAGTCCGGGTGTTTTAAAAGCTGCTGCACCAGTTCCACACTAACATACGAACTTTTCAAGCTGGCACGGCCGCCGGCTTCAACGGCTTCGTCGATGATCCCCATGTTGATGAGCCGGTGGGTCTCGTAGAACGCCGGACCGATAATGTCGGATAGGCGCACCTGCTTTTTAGCCGATGTCATCTACGATCACCACCTCATCACTGCCGCTGCTGGCCTGCATTTCGCGGTACATTTTGATCGCATCAATATCCCCGCTGCGGGCTTTCTGCACCAGCGCGGCGTGGATGGCTGCATATTCACCGGCAGCATATTTCTCGACCATAGCATCCAGCATTATGGCAAAGTCTTTCTTGCCCAGCCGCTTATACTGGGTTTGAAGGGCTTTTAAATCCTCCGCGGGATTGTAAATTTCCTGCTCGGCGGCCTGCCGTATTCCGGCAACCAGTTCCCGAACACTGCCGCTTTTCGTCCGCATCAACGGCTCCTTTCGCAATAAAAACAGGGCACCAGACTTTCGACACCCAAAACAGCCCCTAACGCGGCGCTGTGCGTGTTTGTTCTGTTCTGCGGGCAGTTTTGCCGCCCGCAGGATTTAAACGATTTTAAACGGCCCTGTGCCCCGCTTAAACGGGGAGACAGGGCAAGCAAAAAATGCAGGGCATATTTTAGGGGCAGGCTTCGCCATTTCCGGCCCGCATCGGGCCGGAATCCTCTAAAATATGTCCGCTGCTTTCCCGCTGCGGGGCGTACCAGCCGCGGCGGTATTTGCAGGTTCCTGTTTACCGTTTAAACGGTAGCTCAAAGTGATGGTCTTGTCTTCGCCGCCGATGGGGACCTTTACGGTGGCGCGGCGGTCATGCCGGTTTACCTTTTCCAGCAGTTCCTTTAGGTGGGCCAGCGGGCCGCTGGTAAAGTCCAGGGTTCCGTCCTCCCGTAGTTCAGCCTCGCTGGGCGGCATGGGGCCGTCCCCGGCCAGCCAAAGGATGTTGGCTTCCTCACGCTCACTCAACGGCTCCGGCGTTCCCTTGCTGGCACCCAGCCAGTGCAGTACGCCTTCCTCATTGCGCACAGCGTAATAGACGCGGTACACATCCGGAGTGCTCACAAACAGATAACTGGGGAACAGCGTGTAAAGCTGTTCCTGCCAGCTGCCGCCTCGGCGTATCATGCGGCATTCCTGCGGGCACCGGGCATCCACACCCTTGCGCCGCAGCTTTTGCATGATCTCCACTTCCTGCCCGCCCATGACCTGGAGCGCATACATACTCATGCGCCGCCCTCCTGTGCTTTGCGGTCCAGGTAAGCCGATACCTGCTTGTACAGGTCCGGCCGTTCTTTGGCCATAGCGCTCCACAAAGCGGTTTTCAGGTCGTCTGTCCCGGCTTCCAGATCCGTCTTGTTTTGCAATTCGACTCGCTTCTTGTAGGCAACCGCGCGGGTCAGGCCGCTGATCTGGTTCATCAGCTTATCTACGCTGACCGCGCTCCAATCTTCCTCTTTCTTGGAAGTAAGCGCGGTCATAAGATTCTGGCTGGCAACGCGCACCAGCGCTTCGGTGGTATCCAGGTCAGGGTAACGCTCCAGCTCATCCAGCATATTGCGGAAGTTTGCCTGCGCGATCTGCAAGGTCTGCAAATTCTCTACATACCCCTGCGCATAGCGGCACACGCTGGAAACCGAAAGGCTGTACCCCTGCTGCTCCAGATAGGCCACAATGTCCGAGTAGGTGGCACTGCCATCCATAATCATCTCTTCTACGGTGGCCTTCATCTCCGGGGGCAGGGTGTCGATCTTGCTGTGTTTGCGGTTGCCGCCCTTTTTGCCATTTAACGGCCAACTGCCCATATCACACCTCGATCATGTCGTCCTTGATGTTGCCCTGCAGGACACGGATGCCCGTATCGGTCAGGCGAACTTCCAGCAGCGTCCATTCAATATCCGCAAAATCCGGCACAAGCACTTTGTCCATGATTGTGCGCAGCTGGATGTACTTTGCCAAAGCCAGGAAGTTGATGCAGTCCAGAAAATCATTTTGGCTGACACCCCAGATCTGTGCCGCCTGCTGTACATCGGTCAGGCGGTTGTAGCCGTGCCGGATGATGTTGATGGCCTGCATGACCTTGCCATTGTTATGCGGGAAGGCATTGGCCCGCAACTGACGCATCAGCATTTCTTTCTCATTCATCGGCAGTTCCTCGCTTCATTAAAAGGTCTAAAATACGGTCCAGTTTTTTTTCGGTTTTGGCCTGCTCACGGAAATAGTCTTCCTTGGTCAAAAAGTTACTGCGGATAGATTTAATGTCGTTGCGGCATTCGCCCCAATCGCGTTGATGCTGTTCTCGGGTGGTGTAAGTCTTCTGGATGTCAGAAATCTGCCTTTTGCATTCGCCGATTTCTTTTTCAAACTCAGCCTTGGTTGCTGCATTGTCGAGCTTGCGCTCGATCTTATCAAGGCTGCGCTTTACCATCCATCCCAACGCCCCAATCAGGAACGTCAGCAAAACACCTACAAGCCACCATGTGCCGGCATCAAACTGCATTGATCTGTACCCCTAAACTAAAAAAATCGTGAGTATCGCTGGTTTCTATAACCAATGATACTCACGATTCGCAAGGAAAGGCAGTTTAAGCTTTTTAATATTCTATTTCACGTTCTGATGGAAAAAACTCAATTGTCCATCAAGCGGTTTTGCCAGGATTTCACGGTGCTTATCTTCTACAATAGCCCGGATTGTCACGGTTGTCAAATTGTACTTCTTCGCTAAGGCTTTCAGGTTATCACCGTTGTATTCTTCCACTATGCGCTGGTTCCGTGCAATTCGCTCAAAACTGTCCCGCTTGGGTATGTAGATTGTCTCGGCGGCGTAGACATCAATCAGCTTCAGATAATTTTCAAAGCCAATCAGGTCAGCCACATCCCGCTGCACGGGGGTCAGGTCTTCCGGGCGGATTTCCCACTCATCCATCGGCATCACCCCGGGCTTTTTCAGCGGTCTTTACATATCCCTTCAAAACTTCCACCAGCTTATTGCCGCCTTTGTAGTCGATCCAGGCAAAAGGATTCTTGGGCACGGCATCAATGCCCAGTTCCTTTTTGATGATGGCGCATAGCCGATCGCCGATTTGTGCCTTGCTGGGGCTGGCTGCTTGCAGCTGGTACATCAGCGCCCAGATTTTGCGCCGCTGTCCCTCGCTGGTGCGCCCCGGCACCGATTTGTGGAGCGGGCGGCCGCTCTTTCGGGGCGGGGGTGTGCCTTGCCGTCCCTCCAGCTCACCAATGACCTTACAGGCTTCGCCATAGGTCAGCTCCTTGATGCTGGTTTTCCCGGTCATTCCGTTGACCAGTTCGTGCAGCAGGTCATCATCTTCACCGCGCTTTACCATGCCCAGCGCACCGCCGATGGCGTAAATTTTGCGGATTTGGTAGGCGTTGCATGCGCTCCCACTCATTGCCCGCTCCTTCCCGGCCCTTAGCCATTTTTGAATTTTTCGATAATAAGCCTGACCGCTGTGGCCAACAGCGTTCCGGCCACAGCTGCAATAATAATGCTGC